ATGTCGAGATTGTCGCGGACCTTTTGCACAAAAAGACGAGTAAATCATTTGACCCGAAGAAACCGAACACGATCACGGACAAAGAAATCGAACAGAACCTTGAATGGGTTTTATTTCACTTTAAAATCTTAACACGAACGGACGTAAAAGCGAAACTTACGCCTATGCAGTTTTGGGACTTGGCAGCCGAAATGAAGAAAACCGAAGGACTTGAAACAGCAAGTATAGATTCTTGGAAAGATATGAGCCACCCATACGATGAGTTTGGCGGTTATGCTACATACCTGGAGTATTGCCTTCCGTATCGCAACCACATTGCCGAAGAAAACAACCTACATTTTCACACGATCATTCACCCAAAGTTAACGGACAAAGACAAAGACGGAAAACGAAACGCACCCGGTCCTTACGACTTGAAAGGAGGCTCGGAATGGTTTAATAGTGGCAAGTGTATGATAACCGTACACCGCCCTGACATTAATAGCAATGTAGCCGAAATAAAAATGAATAAGATTAAGCCCCGTTCGGTTGGTCAGATTGGTGATGTGGTGTTACATTTTGACGTAAACACGCTCACTTATTACGAATTAGATATGATTGGACCAAGTGATCTACAAAAAAGATACGCAGCACCAAAAGGAGAGATTAAAGTGAGTAAATTAGTGCCAGAACTTAACAACTTCTACGGACCGAAAAACGAATTTAAGAATGACTTACCTTTTTAATATGAAAGAACTCGACATTTTAACCGCACAAATCAACCTGCGCACACTTGACCGAGCGTTGACGATGAGCATTGACGACCTAAAGGCGAAACACACGCACCGAGTTGACCTGATTAAACCAATGGAAGAACGACAAATCGAACTGAAAGAAGCGATGTTAACCTTCTACCGTGTTTGCGAAGACCACAAGCAAGTGATTAAGAAACTCTACGCACTCCACACCGAGAATTTAGAACTGAAAAAACAAGTAAACGACTTAAAGATACTGTTATGAACATAACCGATAAAATACAAATAACAAACGAGGACAACATGGAGTTAATGTCGCGCTATCCTGACAACTATTTTGATTTAGCTATTGTAGACCCTCCGTATGGGATAGGTGAAGACGGTGCAAAAAATCACAGTAGAGGAAAAGCAACAAGACCTACAATGTACACAGCTAAAAATTGGGACAATTCAATACCTGATAAAACGTATTTTTTAGAATTGATAAGAGTATCAAAAAATGTTATTATTTGGGGTGCTAATCACTTTATTGAAAATATACCGAATGCAAATTCTTCTTCTTGGATTGTATGGGATAAACAAAATGGAGATAATGACTTTGCAGATTGTGAACTTGCATGGACTAATCATAAAACAGCAGTAAGAAAATTTGAATTTCGTTGGTCTGGAATGTTACAAGGTGACATGAAAAACAAAGAGAACCGCATCCACCCAACACAAAAACCCGTTGCGCTTTACAAATGGCTTTTAGATAAGTACGCAAAATACGGAGATAAAATCCTCGATACGCACCTCGGAAGTGGAAGTATAGCCATCGCCTGTCACGAATACGGATTTGAATTAACGGCTTGCGAGTTAGATACTGAATACTACGACAAAGCAATTGAACGAATCAAAAACCACGTAGCACAACAAAAACTATTCTAATGAAATCATGTAAAAAATGTGGCGAAACCTTTACACCATTTTCGACTTTAGACAAATACTGTTATTTGTGCAAAAAGACGGAACAAGCGTTAAAGAACCTCGCCAAAATCAAAAAGGAAAAGGTCAAAAAGCAAAAGGAAGATTTACTAACCACGTCCGACTATATAAAGATGGCGCAGCAAGTCTTTAATAAGTGGGTAAGGCTGCGAGACAAGGACCAACCCTGCATAAGTTGTGGTAAAGAAATAAACGGAGTTCGTCACGCATCGCATTATTTAAGTTCTGGCGGTCATTCTGCGGTAAGATTCCACCCGGACAATGTTTGGGTAAGTTGCTACAAGTGTAACGTAATGCTCTCAGGGAATGGCATTGAATATCGAATGCGTTTGATTAAGAAAATAGGACTTGAACGTGTCGAATGGTTAGAGGAAAACGGACACGAAGTAAAGAGATGGACCAAAGACGAACTCAAGGAATTGATTACGAAATATAAAAATTTAATCAAAAGTGAATCGTATTAAAAATAAAGCGTATATTTGCCTAAACATAAAAACAAAACACGATGAAAAAAACAGAACAAACCATTGAAGAAGTGGTAAAAGTAGCTGGTCTTTACCCGAAGCTACACGCTGCAAAGCAAAAAATCGGTAAGGTAGTTAAGAACGCTAACAACCCCCATTTTAAGAAGTCATACGCAGACATTAACGCGTTATTAGAAACGGTAGAACCTATTTTATTAGAACATGGTTTACTTCTATTACAGCCTATTGTAGACGGTTGCGTTGAAACTATGATTATAGACATTGAAAACGGCGAATGTGTTAAGTCAACGCTTAAACTTCCGGAAGTCCTGGACCCGCAAAAACTTATAGGTGCTACGACATACTACCGCCGCGCGTCTTTGCAGTCTCTAATGTCACTACAGGCCATTGACGACGACGGTAACGAAATTAGCGCAACGGTTAAAAACACGAAACCAACTATAACTCAGGAACGTTTTGAAAACGGATTAACTAAAATAGCTAATAAAGAAATGACACCAGAAGCGTTTAAAAAGGCGTTGTCAGGTTACCAATTAACAGATCTACAAACTAAAGCCTTATTGTTATTATGAAAATTCGCTGCAGCTCGTTAGGTAAGATTATGACTTCACCCAAATCAAAGGGTGAGGTCTTGTCTCAAACCGCTAAAACGTATCTTAAAGAACTAGTATTAGAAGAAAAATTCGGAATTAAAAAGGAATTTTCTAGCCGTTATACTGACAAGGGTAACACTCAGGAAGACCTAGCTATAGAAATGGCGTCACAAGTCCTAAATTTGCCGTTTGCGCTCAAAAACACGGAGTATTTTGAAAACGAATTTATTAAAGGAACGCCAGACCTTGTGTTAGACGACGAAATTGTAGACATAAAATGTAGTTGGGACGGTACCACCTTTCCATGGTTCGAAGATGAACTACCTAACAAAGACTACTATTGGCAGTTAGTAGGTTACATGTGGCTAACTGGTAAATATAAAGCGCGTGTAGTTTATTGTCTAGTAGATACACCAGAAGAAATAGTACAGGACGAAATTAGACGTACTTCCTGGAAGAAATTCGAAATAGACATAACCGAAGAAACCGAAAACGAAGTAAGAGCTAAACATGAATTTAGCCATATTAGCGAAAATAAGCGCGTTAGAGCGTTTCAAGTAGAGTTGAATGAGGCTAACATCGAACAAGTGAAAGAAAAGCTGTTACACGCAAGAGAATACTATAACGAATTAATTAATAAACTATGAAAGCGAAAGAGAAAGCAAAAGAATTTATAGAAAAGTTTTCAAGTTTTGCAGATACTTTGCATAATGAAAATAGAGAAAATGCAAAACAATGTGCTTTAATTGCAGTTAAAGAAATACAAAATGTAATTAGATATTCAAATTACGATATGGAAAATTATTGGGAAGAAGTAAAAAAAGAAATAGAAAAGTTATGAAAACAGACAGAATAGTTATCCAAGTACTTCACCAAATCGCAGAACGTAGCGAACGAGGATTGGAAAAATACGGAACGAACCTTGAACGTACCGATTTAGAGACGTTAGATTGGATACAACACGCGCAAGAGGAAGCAATGGATTTATGCCTATATTTAGAACGAATTAAAGAGCAAATCAAAAACAAACAATTATGAGTTACGAACACAAAGCAAACACGGGTACCCTTTTCCCTAACAACAAAAAGGCGGACAATCACCCTGACTACAAGGGGAAGATTAAGGTAGGCGAAGTTGAATACGACATCGCAGGGTGGGTAAAGACCACGGACAAAGGACAATTTTTGTCTCTTAAAGTTTCAGAACCGTTCAAACCCGAACCGCAGAACACCAGCGAAAAAATTGCTAACTCTTCAGGGCTTCCGTTTTGAGAATAGCAGAACTCACCGCGCTCAATGGCTTTCTTCGGGAGGCTATTGGGACGCGCTTGGAAACTGAAAGTATGAGGTCGTTTTGTAGACGTTCAAAGGTTCAAAGTTCCCAAGTCAAGAAATTATTAAACAACGAAGGCGGTCTAAACACGACCACT